TGTTTCAGTGTCGGCAAACCGCTGCCCGGTTGATTGGACCAGGAACATCCCGATCTCGTTCATCAGGTCAGACAGATCGGTCAGGTGCTCTTGAATCCGCCTGATGGCCGCGCCGACCTCAGCATCATTGAATTCAACGGTGATCATGGCTATACTCCCTTGGTGATGACGACCACGGAAATTCGGGATCCGTGACTCCGCCGCAAGGTGCTAGTGAATGAGGGGACACCCGGCCCTCCGTCATCACAGTCTTCCCGCCAACAGAACCAGTTCTTTGCCTTTGACCCGGCCTTCGATGTTGGCAATTGTGACCCGGTAGGCAGAAATGACGCCGTTGTATAAGTCCATTCCTTTGCGGTCAGGACGCTTGACGTAGTATGCCATTTTCACGGCCAGTTGCGGCGAACTCGCGCCCTGTTCGATCACGAAGATCAGATTGCCGGTTTTGGTATCGAGCAATACTGCTCTGGGTTTCCGCAGCCCATTAGGCACGGAAAGCCAATCTTCTTGCGACAGCGCGTTTTCCGATTTGAGGTGGCGCAGCGCCTTTGGGCCCGAAAGGATGCCAGGATCAACCACAATCTCGGCGGACGCCGGTTTGATATCGATCTTTGCCAAGGCCACTACCACCTCTTGAGGCAGGACCCCAGCCAGACCGGGCTTGGTCCTGCCACCGCCCGACAATGTCTCGGCCACCCAGTTCGACCAGGCCGCATCGACCAGCGGCGCCATGTTCGAGCCGAGGTCGGCCCCTATTGACGCCGGTAGCGCAGCCACTTTCGCCTGCAAGGTGCGGATGATGTCCTCGGCAACCGTGCCCCCCGGCGCATGGTCCCAGCCCTTGCCGATGCCGACCGGTGCCCCGGTCTTGGGGTTGATCGTCTGCCAGTCATCCGGCAGGTCCTTGCCGGGGTCGCCGCCGACCCGCTTGATGCCGGCCTCGGTCCGTGCACCAAAGGCCCGGCACGAACAGCCCCAGTCGTTCGGCGGATAATGTGCCAGCCAGAACGGATGGTCCGGCGGCAGCGCCACGCCGTCCCAGGCCAGATGCTGCAGGCGCGGCTCCAGCGATCCGCCATGCTTGTAGACCCAGAACTTGAACTTGCCGTCGACCAGCTGCGCCATGCGGCCGGCGGCATAGCTCGTCGCCATGTTGGTTCGGTAGATGACCCGCATCCGCCAGGCTTCGCCCTTGGCCGTGCCTTCGCCTGTCCAGCCGTGCCAGCCATGCTTTTCGACCAGCGCCCGAAAATCCTTCTTGAACGCATCGAACCCGGCGCCCTCGGCCACGGCGCGGTCGACCGCCTTGGCCAGATCGGCCAGCAGATCGGCCTTGACAGCGCCCGCCACCATGAAGGCGCGGTCGTGCTGGGCACGCTGCAGGTCATCCCAACGCGCCGTCGGCACGAGAACGGCCAGCCGCAAGCGCAGGGCGGCAACCTGTTCCCTGAACGGTTGCCGAAACGCGCCGCTGATCGGATCAGCCATCGGACGCCTCCACATCGATCCGACCCGTGGCGTCGGCAGTGCTCATGCCCATGGCAATCGCCTGCGCCAGCGCCTCGCTGTCCAGCTTGGGAAACCCGGCCAACAGCATCGACCGGAACTCCGCCAGCGATCCCGCCGCCTGCAGCATAGCCTCGATCTGACCGATCATCCCCGCCATGGCTGGAGCCGCTTCCACCTCCAACTGATCGGCAAGCAATGCTGCCGGGTCGGTTTCGGAGACGCCCGGAAAAACGCCCGCCAGAGGCCCTTCTGCCTGCCGGGCGGTCTGGACACCCGCAAGGGGCTCACCCCGTTTAATTTCGCCGGGAATGCGTTTAATTTTCGAATTCGGATCGATCACCTCGGCCACGGGTACCGCCGCACTCTGGCCGCGCAACAATCTGGCCCCGGGTTTGGGTTCGGCCAGACCGAACCGGGCGCGGATTTCACTGGCGTCCACTTCCAGCCCGCGGTCGATCATCGGGGCCAGCGCATCGGCCAGCGACTTCAGATCCACTTCGTCCGCCCGCCCGATGCGCAGACGGGGATAGGCCTTGCGCGGTCCATATTCCAGCTGAACCCAGACCCGGATCAGATCGCGGTACAGAATGGCGGCCAGCGCCCTTGCGTCGGCCGTCTCGATGTCCTTCTGGACGGCGCGGTGTTCCTTGCCCGACCCCAGCCCGCCGACCACGGCATCGGTGGTCGAGGTCTGGCCCAGCACCGCCTTGGATATCTGCTGATCGATCCAGTCGCACCGGTCTTTGTAAAGCAGGTGGGAAGCCCCGACGTTGCCGGACTCGATGAACTCTATCATCATCGATTCCGGGATGATCGCCGCACAATCGCCACCGATATTGGCGACCGCCCGGAACAGCGTCTGCTTGTCAGCCTCGGTCGCCCCGGCGCCGAACCTGCCCAGCCGCACCGGCTGGCCATAGGTCTGGCTGAAGATCGCCCAGTCGCGCTGGGTATAGGCCTTGAACAGCCAACCCCAGGCGGCCACCCGCGCCAGGCCCGAGCGCAGCGCCAGCCCCGACTTGGCCTTGATCTGGGCAAAGATGAATTTTCCGGGGTCCAGCGGCTCCTGCTGCCCGCCTTCGGTCAGAAGCATCGGTGTGGCAAGATCGGTGCGCAGAAACCGGAACGACCTCGGATCACGCCACAGCAACTTCGGCTGGTACTGGCCCTCAGACAGCTGGTAATCGACCTCGGTCATCGAATAGCCCTTGGACAGGCAATCGAGGATGTCGAACAGGGCTGCCGCCAGCTCGTCGCTCTCGATGTAATCGCGTACCATCTGGGCAATGGCTTCGTCTTCCGGGTCCTCGGACGCCGCCTCGACGCTGATGTCCAGTTGCGCAACTGACCGTCTTCGGGTGCCGATGACGCCAAGGTAATGCGCATCGCGTTCCTCGATGGTCTCGGCCAGCTCAAGGTAGCGCAGGGCATCCCCGGCATCGGCCTCGCGCAGGATCGTGGCCAGGGTGACCGGCGTCAGCCCGTCAGCCGGATAACCGGAGATCGGACTGCGCGCTCCTCCGATTGTCGGGGCCGCAACTTCGCCGGACAGCTTCTCGACGCGGATGGGCCGCCCAAAGGCGTCCAGGATGGTCGGCTTCGTGGTCATGGGTTTCGCCATCAGATACCTCCTCTCAATCCGGACCCCAGCGGCGGGCGGTGCCAGGCGCGGTTGTCATCGTCGTCTTCGGCAAACATCGAAGGCCTGGCAGTGGCGATCCCCTGCCGAGGCAGACCGCGATAGCCGTATTCCACCCACCGCATCCGGCTGGCAAAATGGGCCAAGGCCACGGCGATGGCATGGTCGCCGTGACGCTTGCGGCCAGCCTCGCCTTCGCGCAGGACGGGCACCCGGGCGATGCCGCGCACCAGTTTTATGGCGCGCAGATCGCTCAGATGGTCGGCGTCCTTGATCAGGGCAATCCCTTCATCCTCGAACGCGGCCTTCAGGGGCGGCATCTGCAGGCGGTACCACTCTTCGGAAAACTTCACGGCCATCACCAGACCGGCACCTTCCGGATCCTCGCGCAGCCCGAAAATCCGGCCCATGTCCTCGGCCACGGTCCAGCCCATGCCGGTGGCGTCGAAGGCGGCCCCGACCAGGCGTTCACGGACATGGGCGAGCACGGTCCTGGTGATCAGCTTCTGTTCATCGCCCGGCACATTGCGCAATTCGAACGCCAGCACTTCGCGGCGTTTAAGCATGCGTTCAATCGCCATCAAAGACCCCGCCGTCAGATCGGCGACCCGGGCAAAGTCGAAGCCGAAGGCGAACTGCGGCCCAAGGTCCAGCACGTCAAGCTGGCGCTCCAGCGCCTCCATGAAGGGCGACATCAGCGACCGCTGCGACAAACGGTCGAGGTGGAGATAGTCCTTGGGCAGTTCCAGGCGCAGAACCGGCGTGGTGACGGTCATGCGCGCTTCGATCAACGGGGCGGGCAACCACGAGCCCGATGACATCGAGGGCACGCAGAACAATTCCTCGTCCGCGCCATCGGCGTAAAAGTCGATGATGTCCTGCCGCCACTTGGCCTCGGCCGCCGGCGTCCAGGTCTTGCCGGTCACCAGGGCGATACGCTGATACAGGCCCTCGTGCAGCGCCTGGTCGAAATCGATCCGGACATGGGCATATTTCGACCGACCCGCCAGAATGTCCTGGACCGCCACGTTGAAATCATTGTCGGCCCCATCATGGGTCGAACAGACCACGACCTGCCCGCCCCACATCAGGAACGCCAGCGCCGCCTTCAGCAGCTCTTTCAGCTCGTCTACAAAGGCCGCCTCGTCGATGATGACCACACCCTGCTTGCCGCGCAGGCCGCGAGGCGCCGACGAAAGCGCCATGATCTCGAACCCGGAGGCGAACTTGATCCGAAACGCATTGATCGCCTTGGCATCATCGCCCTGGTCAAACAGCATTTCCTCGGACGCATCCGCCGCCACGCCGAACGCCTTGGCCCACATCGCACAGGCGTCGATGAACTCGCGCGTCATCTCGCGGCTGTAGCTGATATACATGACATCCATGCCGCCCGCAGACTTCTGCCTCCCGGCCCGGACCACGGCATAGGCCGCAAGCCCCCATGTCATCCCGATCCGGCGGCTTTTCTCGACGAACAGAACCGGGCATGTGCCGCTGTCCAGCAGTCCCACCGCCCGCGCCTGATAGGGCAGCAACACCTTGGGCAGACCCTGCGCCTGCACCTCGGCGGGGATCGAGGCCATGGCGGCCAGACGTGCCTCTGCCCAGGCGGCGGCAGTCAGTGTTGCGGTCAAGGCACCACCTCATAGCGCCGAGAGAACTCATCGGCACTTAAAACGGCGAACCGGCCTTTTCCCCAGAACAAGAGATAGGATCCGTGATCGAGTCTGATTACGGTTCCGGTGGGCAATGACGGAATAAAGATAGAATCCGGCTCAGAGCCGATGCCCTGCCTTAGGTGCCCCAATGCCGGAGCGCCGCGATCTACCGCCCAATCAAGAATTTGCGTCGCTGTTTCAGAAGAACCACTAAAACAAACTGCCTCATAGCAGCTTATCTGAGGGCGAACCTTAAGTTCGAGAAGTTTGCTCATTCAACGCCATCCCGGATAATCAAGACCGTTCGCCAGCCACACTTCCCTGACCCATTCATCCCTCAAGATCAGCGAAATGGGGTTCCAGTTGTGGTAACAGGCATGAACGCAAAGTTTGTCCCACAGGCTCATGTCGCCACGCCCAGAATCTGCGCCTTGATCGCCTCGGCGGTCTCGGCGGTCAAACCCTTGGCCTTGGCGACGGCGGT